CTTGACGACGCGGTAACCGGCAATCGCGGCGGCCGGGACAAAGGATTTCACGAGGATTTCGTTACGCATTGCTGTTGCTCCTGATGGGTGGCTCTATCGCCTTACGCTTTGTGCTTGCCGGCCAGCACCGCGTTGACGGCCTGGGCGATGTTGATCGTGGTGCCCTCTTTCTCGAGGCGCTCCTTGTAGGCCACGGCCTGTTTCTGCAACGTGTCTGCATCCCACTCCTGATCGCTGGCATGGCCATCCTCGGTGGAGGCCTCATTGAAGTCGACGACAGGCTCCCGGCTCTCCAGGAAGGACTTGAACCACCCCATCGGGTTGGTCTGAGTGGCGCTGCCGCCTTCGCCGAAAGAAACCGCGGCCTCGGTGGTCATGGTCTCCATGAACGCCACCAGGGACTCTTTGTCCGTGGGCTTGATCTTGCCCTCCTGAATCAGCTTCTCGGCAAAAGCCACGTTGGCCTCCCGGCGTTGACGTTTCTTTTCCGCCTCGATGGCCTCCTGCTCGCTTTTCAGGGCCGTCTGCTGCTCGGCAAACGCGGCTTGATCGGCTTCCAGCCGGGCCTGGGCGGCTTTCAGTTCCTCTTCGGTCATGGGCATGTCGGTGCTCCTGTCTGGGTGCTCTGAGAAGGCGGGTGATGGCGCGGCCGGCGTGTTGAGCTCACGCCTCGCCTCGTCCTCGATGTCCTGGAGGTGGTAGTCGGGGATGACCATGTCGGCCTCCGCCACTCCGTCGCGGCTGATGATCCACTCGCGCAGGCGGCGGAACAGCGAGCCGATCGTCCCGGTGGTGTAGGGGCTGGAGAACTCGAGTTCGTCGAACGCCACCACGCCCTCATCCTGTTCGGAGAAGGAGGGCGCCCGCATCCCCTTGATGGCGGGAGGTTGGGCGCCCAGGAACCCGACGTGCCGGAGGTAATACACGCCTGGTACTGGGTTCACTGGGCTATCCGGGGTGTAAAAGCTGGCGCTGATCTTCTTGAAGGCGCCGCCGTTCACCATGTCCGCAAAATCCGGATTGACCTGGTGGGGCTCGGCCTCCATGCCCGTCTGCTCGTTGTAGGCAAGGCCCTTGATCCAGCCGTAGGCCGGGTCGTCGGTCCGCGGGTGGCCGATGACGATGGGCGCTTCATGGATCTCCGGGTCATAGGCGGCGGCCGAGCGGACGAGGAGTTCCTCGGCGAAGTCGATCACCGCCCCCTCGTTCGAGGTGTGCGTGCCAGCCTTGAAAATGTTGAGCGTCTGCAACGAAAAAACCCCAATCTGGTGATTGGGGTCGATGTTAGCGCCGGTTATTTTGTGTGAAGTACCGGAAGCGCTGCCGGTCCTGTCCCGGAGCTGGATTTTGTTTGTGGATAGATCAAGCGATTATTGACGGCGTTTCTTTGCCATTCTTGCTTCGAGATCTGTGTCGATGGACTTCTGTGCCTCCTCCGGCAGGGCATCATAGGCGGCCTGCGCCTTCGCGCTCGGCTTTCTGCCGGCAAGGATCGCCTGCTTGTAGTGGGACAAGGAATTGGAGGCCTCTTGCCTGGCCGCGCGGTCCGTGGCGGCCTGCAGGAGCTCTTCTGGCGACATCTCACCGCCCTGCTCCGTTTGTCGGATCTGCTGCAGGGCCACGAACAGATATTTCGTCTTTTTGTTATCGATCTTGTCTAGGACCGCCTGTGCCTCCTCACGGATCGCCTTTTTTTTGGCGGCGGTGAGCCGCCCATCAGATTCGAGCACGGCCTTGCGCATGCTCAGCGGCAGGGCCGCCACCTTCTCGTCCAAGAGCTTTTTCAGGAATTCGGACTGCGACGCCCCTGGGTTGTGGTCCCACCCCGGGTCCAGGTCGGTGGGTACTTTCTGCCATTTACCGGTGCGCGGGTTGAGCCACGGTCGATAGCGGATCTTCGGCTCCTTGCTGACCTTGAGTCCGTAATCCTCGAGGTCCTGCTGGCTCATTTGAATGACACCGCACCGGCAGTTGTATCCGTTCGGAGGGTAGTGGGTCCGCCAGAATGGCGAATCAATGGGCAGCACCTTGCCGTCGAGGAGCGCATGCTCCATGCGGGTCCTGCTGTCGTCCACGGCGTCGTAGAGCAGGTACGGCATGGCGGCCTTGGTGGCCTGTGCATTCGCCCAATGGCCGGCGCTGTAGGCTACCTGGAGATTGGTGCGAAAAATCAACTCCAGCCGGCGAGCGCTGCCCAGCTGAGCTTTGACGACCCTTCCGGTCAGCGGATCCACCACGTCATGTTTGCCCCACCAGCCGGCGGCCTGTAGCTTCGGGATCAAGGTCTTCTTGAAGTCCGCCAGGGTGGTTCCGTTGGCGATTGCGGTATCGACCTGGGCACGGACCTCCGCCAGAAGGTCGATATCCATCATCTTGGCAACGGTAAAGGCCTGGTCGTGGGCCTCGCCCAGCATGTTCATCCAGGAAAAGGTCGGCTTGAGGCCCTTGTTCGCAAAGTAGGCCATGGCAACCTCGGGCTGGACATCGAACCCGAGTCCGGCCGAAGGCGCGCGGTAGGTGACCCACGGGTCTGCGTGGTCAATTTTTACGGTAAAGCTGACTCCCATGACCCGGGGATACTCCCACTTTGGTGTCGACTAGGAGTACCGGAAGGGCTGCCGGTTTGGCTGTTCAGGCGGGTGCTTTGCGGTGGAGTTGGCTTATGTGGCGAATAGCCAACAGGCTGATGGCTGTGTCGTTGGAATGCCCTGGATCAGGGATCATTCGTTTTTAACATAAATATTAAAAAACGAACAACTTGGCAAAGCGCTAATGTAGTTACTGGATTTCGCTGAACTCTATCAAAACTGAGCAATATTCGTTTTTGAATGTATCAGGGCCTTGACAAGGAAGCCTCTCCGGTATAAAGAAACGAATTTATTTCTTCAGGCAATAATCGCGCGTGGCTTTTCCACATATCACAATATTTGTGCTTTCTACATAATCGCCGGTTAACATCGCATACATAAACCAAGGAGAAACTAATGGATTTCAAAAAAACAGAAGCAAAAATAACTATAGCAAAGCTTATTGAACTCGCATATTCCAAAGATAAAGGAATGACAGCTAACATCATAGCTAAAAAGGGCAGTGCAACGTTAACCATAAATCAAAATGGCTACGCTACATTGTCAGGTTCGGCGGGAATTTTGACGTTTAGTGGAACGCCGGTTCTTGAAAAGATTGGCGTTAAGATCAAACGTGTTAGCGTTAGCTTCAACAACAAAGATGGAATGAAAGTTGGTTATACCGCTACCTTTGATCTGGAATACATAAAATTATCAGTCTTAGGTGAATTTGACTTAGAGGAGCTAATAACATCTTGTTCTGGTTTGCTGTGCCAAGCTGCCCGGGCCATAAAAGGCCGGCATCATGCCTATGATATGGAATTAAAGAAAATAATGGGGTACTGACAGTGAAAAAGGTATTTTTTTATCTAACTTTTATTTTGTCCATAACAGGCTGCGCAACTACACATACTTACCCCTCTGTGCTGTACCAAGTGTTTTCTCGGTATGAGAATACTGCAAGCAAAGATAATATTATTGAAGTTGCTAACATGTTTTTCAGTCCTGCTCTGCTCGGAAAGGATTACGAAAGTAATCCAGATGTAGTTAATCAGCTGCTTTTCAAGAATTATATGGTTAATACACGCAGTCACTATGAAAGAATAAATGGTCAAGAAGGCTGCCTTACTATCAATGGATATGACGAAGAAAACTCTCCTTTGATTTTTAGTCTGAAGTATATTTCCAACAATAGTCATTGGTTAATTGATAAGATTCATGTTGTTTTTGTCGAGAATGAAAAGGGCTTTGCCAATAGCGCTAAATGCCCAAGCGAGTATCCCAACTGATGCTAAGAGGGATAGGGGGTTTTTATCCCCCTCCCTCCCACACCACTCTCCATGCGGGTCACCGCACCGGTACGATTCATCAAGCATAGTGAAACTTAAATCATAGCTCTCACACTGAGACACCCCCCTGTTGTGCCAACCACTTGAGCTTGAGAAATTAAAGGCAATTCAATAGGCTGATCGTATCTTCAATTTCAAGCATTTATTTCTGAATAGCAAATTTAATCCCTGCTATGATCTCTAGCATAGGGACTCCCACCTCATCATGCAGGGAGGTTATGAATCCAATTGCTCTAAAGATCAGCCGGACGCGAGTAATTCCCAACTTCCCCCTCGAAGAGAATTTTTGCATTGTTACTGCGCATATTGAAACGATCTCACGTAAAAGTATTTTGAAATTTCTTCCATACATATCTCACACAGTAGAGATAGGTGGTGTGTAATGTCTAATGTATCAGATGCCACTAAAAAATTATTTGATGAAACAGCTAAGTGTATTGTGCTTGGTTTCACAGGAAGAACCGGTTCAGGGTGCTCTACAGCGGCAAAGGTACTATCATTACCAAAACAAAAAATCCCGATACCGTATAAATCTAATAGTAACTATCCCCCGGCAAAGCCGGGGGCTTTATGTTGTTAGCGCCTCAAAGGCGCCATGAAAACCATGAGCCGCCCAAGGCGGCTACCTTATAACCCAAACTTCATCTGGTCGTAACGCTCATCCTCTGCCTCTTGGTTCCGG